GGGCGGTGAAGTTAGAATAATCAATGACGATGAAGTCATTGCAACCATTGTCAATCCCGATGACATCAAAACATACGGAGCCTAATGTATGCAAAACGCAAAACAAGAAGAACTTTTTGAAGAAGTGGAGGTAGTAGATGACGCAGATAAAGAAGAAAAGGGGTCGCCCACCGAAAACCAAACTGTCGGAGATACCGAAGCCACAACCGAAGATCAAGGTGTCGCTGATGACGAAGATCTATCGGAGTATTCGGAATCTGTTAAAAAGCGTATCTCTAAACTTACGAACCGTTTTAGGGAAGAAGAGCGACAGCGAAAAGCTGCACTCGATTATGCAGAATCTATCAAAAAACAAAACGAAGACCTCAAAGCGAGGTTAGATAAGTTAGATAATAACTACGTTGGTGAGTTTGATAATAGAGTAACTGCACAAGCTCAAGCAGCAAAAGAGGCATATAAGAAAGCGTTGGAGTCTGGTGATGCAGACGCTTTGTATGATGCACAACAAAATATTTCTAGAATTGCTATGGAAGAGGCAAACCTAAAAAGGTTGAAAGCAGAGCGTGAAGAACAAGCAAAGAAACAAGAAACTGCACAAGCTCAACCACAAGCTCAACCACAAGCTCAACCAAAACCAGACCCTAGAGCCGAAAGATGGGCACAAGACAACGAGTGGTTTGGTCAAGATCAAACAATGACTTATGCAGCTTTTGGCATACATAAGACATTAATTGAGCAAGAAGGATTTGACCCGAACACCGAAGAGTACTACACTGAACTCGATAACAGAATTAGATCCGAGTTCTCACATAAGTTTTCGGATAACAAGAAGTCTAATGCTCCTAGAGTTGCTTCTGCTGGTAGCACAGCATCAAGATCAGGAGCAAAGAGGAGTAGAACAGTCAAACTGACTCCATCGCAGATTGCGATAGCAAAAAGATTGGGTGTTCCTTTAGAAGAATATGCAAAGCATGTGAAGGAGTAAGAATATGGCTACTACAAACAGAATTTCACGAGAAACTACAAGTCGTGCAAATACCTCAAGGAGAAAACCTTGGCAACCTCCAGCAAAATTGGATGCTCCCCCAGCTCCAGATGGATACGAACATAGATGGATTAGAACTGCCATTCGTGGTGAAGATGATAAATCAAATGTTTTTTCCAGAATGAGAGAGGGATGGGAACCAGTCAAAGCCGAAGAGTACGGTGATGAAGCTGCAAAATATCCAGTTATTGAAGAGGGTAAAAACAAGGGAATTATTGGTGTCGGTGGTTTAATGTTGGCACGAATACCCACAGAAACGGTGCAAGAGAGAACTGAATATTTTCGGGAGCAGACCCGCAATCAAATGACAGCCGTGGATGAAAACTTGATGAGGGAACAACATCCCTCGATGCCTATCCATAAACCAGATAGGCAAAGTCGTGTAACCTTCGGCAAAGGAAGTAGAATGAATACTTCTGGATCCGAATAACTTTAGAAGGAGCAATAAATGGCTAATGCAAACGTAGCTTTTGGTCTAAAACCTGTAGGGATGCACGGTTCTAGTCCAGCGACTCAAGGTACGAGTCAATACTTTATTGCTAGTGATGCTTCCGCGATCTTTCAAGGTTCACCAGTCAAAGCCGAGTTAACTGGCGGAACTATTCAGATCGGATCTGCAACTGGTAACGGAGACCAATTAGTTGGTGTCTTTGCTGGCTGTGAGTATGTGGATGCGACTACTGGCAAGTTAAGGTTCAATAATACCTGGCCTGGTTCTGGTTCAGCTAATACGAACTTTGACATCAAAGGGTTTGTGTATGACAATCCAGCACAGAGATTTATTATCTGTTCTGATGGAACAAACACTGACAGAGCAACTGCTAAAGCAGATATCTTCAAAACTGCTGATCTAGCTGGTGGAACTGGTGGTAATACTACTACTGGTATTTCTACTGCTAAGTTAGATATATCAACTGCTGAAGATACAGATACTTCAAATTGTGTAATGATTTTAGGTATTCACGAAGAAGTAACTAATGCTGACCACAGTGCTGCTGGTGTTTCATACATAGTGAAAATCAACAACCATGCGTTATTGTCTTCTGACGCTGACGCTACTGCATCTTAAGGAGGGTCTAATATGGCTATTTCAAGAGCACAACTCGCCAAAGAGTTAGAGCCTGGCTTGAACGCTCTCTTTGGTATGGAGTATAATAGGTATGAAGGTCAACATGCAGAAATCTTTGACACCGAGTCATCTGACAGAGCGTTTGAAGAAGAGGTCATGTTGAGTGGTTTCGGAGCAGCACCTACTAAGCAAGAAGGTTCTGGTGTCACATTTGATGATGCAAACGAGGCTTACACTTCAAGGTATAACCATGAAACTGTCGCAATGGCGTTTTCAATAACAGAAGAAGCTGTAGAGGATAACCTTTACGATAAGCTATCTGCTCGTTATACGAGAGCACTTGCCAGATCCATGGCTCATACTAAGCAAGTGAAAGCAGCGAATGTGTTAAATAATGCGTTTACAGCTGGAGCAACTGCTGGTGGTGACGGTGTAGCTTTATTAGCAACAGACCATCCATTAACAAATGGTGGTACGTTTGCTAACGAACCAACTGTCGCAGCTGACCTTAACGAGACATCTTTAGAAGATGCTTTAATCAAGATCGCTGGATTCGTAGATGAAAGAGGATTAATAATTGCTCTAAGAGGCATGAAGTTAATTGTTCCAAGACAATTACAGTTTGTCGCAGAGAGAATATTAAACTCTAATCTAAGAGTCGGAACATCAGATAACGATGCTAATGCCATGAGACAAATGGGAATGTTGCCTCAAGGGTATATCATCAACGATTATCTGACTGATACAGATGCGTTTTTCATTAAAACTGACGCACCTAATGGTCTCAAGCACTTCGAAAGGATGCCAATGGCGACTGCCATGGATCCAGATTTCGACACAGGTAACATGAGATATAAGGCTAGAGAGAGATATTCCTTTGGCTTTTCAGATCCTCGTTGTCTGTTTGGTTCACCTGGAGCGTAATAAAAAAATTACGTTTTATAAGGGCGACTGTTTGCAGTCGCCCTTTTTTTATGTATAATGAAGATAACCTTGACGAAGAATTAACTTCGACAAAAGCCAAGACAAGGAGACATACATGGCTAATTCAACATTCTCAGGTCCTATTAGATCTGAAAGCACTCTTAAAACAATCAGTAAAGATGCAACTAGTGGAACTATTACAGAGGTAATAACTATTGGTGGAGCACCAGTTAGCTTATCTGATGGTGACGTAACTCTTACAAATGCTACTCACAGTGGTAGAGTTTTACTTGTACCAGATGGAACACAAGACAATACATACACATTACCAGCACCTATAGCTGGATCAATGTTTAGATTTGTTTATGCGGGTGGAGCAGCAGATGCAACAGATGCTCTTATAATTACACCTGGCAACACAAACTTTTATATTGGTGGAATTACTCATTTAGATACAAACGCAGATAATGTAACTGTATTCTCAAATGGTAGCTCAAATAGTAGTGTGCAGTTAAATGTACCACAAGCATTTGATATTACCATTATGGGACTAAATACAACTAATTATCAAATTTTTGGTACTGTCACATCAACTACAGTTCCTGCTTTTGCTGACCAATAATAGGAGGTCTTAATGGCTGATGCAGTAACATCACAAACCATAATAGATGGTGTGAAAACTGTCGTACAGAAATTTACCAACATATCCGATGGAACAGGTGAATCAGCAGTTGCAAAAGTAGATGTAAGTGCTCTTGCCACGGGTCCAGATGGAGAAACTTGCACTGGTGTATCGATTGAAAAGATCTGGTGGCAGTGCATAGGCATGAAAACTAGACTGTTTTTTGATGCTTCAACTGATGCTTTTATAATCGAATTAGGTGAGAATCAGAGTGGTTATCACGATTATAGTGGCTTTGGTGGTGTAACTAATAATGCTGGTAGTGGTAAAACTGGTGATATAGTTTTTACAACAGTGGGTCATAGTTCTGGAGATACATATACTGTAACTCTTCAGATGAGAAAGAATTATGACTAGAAAGGCAGACAAACAACCGCCTAAAACTAAAAAGTATTTCCGCTCCACTAAATCTGGGGCGGGAATGACAAAGGCGGGTGTTGCTCGTTATAGAAGAGAAAATCCAGGCAGTAAGTTAAAAACTGCTGTTACTGGTAAAGTTAAACCTGGGAGTAAGGCAGCTAAGAGACGTAAATCATTTTGTGCTAGAAGTGCAGGCCAGATGAAAAAGTTTCCAAAAGCAGCTAAAAACCCTAATAGTCGTTTGAGGCAGGCAAGAAGAAGATGGAAGTGTTAACTTTGAAAAATATTATTAGTGGTGTCGTAGGCGCTGTGACTGCCTCCTTTTTTCTTTGGACTACTTCTACGCTTGTAGAAGTTGACAAAAGAACTGCGATTACAGAAGTTAAAGTAAAAGAAAACAACGAGATGATAAAAGTCTTGTGGACAGAATTTATAAAAAGGAAAGATGATGGCGATCTCGCGGGGTTCAATGTCAAAACAAATTTCCAAACCTGGAGGTAAAAAGTGGAGTGCCAAGAGGAAGAGAAAGATCGATTGCTCACGACCTAGAGGATTTTCTGAAAGAGCACATTGTGCCTCTAAAAAAAGGAGAAGTGGTAAGAGGTAGTCCAGTTAAATACTGCGTGTACTGTAAACATAAAAAATGGTCATGTATTTGTAATAAAAAAAGGAGAGTATGATGCCAAAAGACGCATGTTATCACAAGGTAAAAGCCAGATATAGAGTATTTCCATCAGCGTATGCTTCAGGTGCTATTGCAAAATGTAGAAAAGTTGGCGCTGCAAACTATGGGACTGGTGGTAAAAAGAAGAAGAAAAAAGCCGAAGGTGGCTTGATGGCAGCTATAAAGAGAGTTGACAGAGAGCAGTCAATGAAAGCCAAAGAGGGTAAAGTTGTTAGGATGACTAAACGAAAGTCAAGTAATCCTAACATAGCACGAGGTTGTGGTGCTATCATGTCAAATAGAAGAAAAAAGACAAAGTACGCATAATGGCAGTTAGAAAAACAAAAGCTGGTTTAGCACTTAAAAGATGGTTTAAGGAAGACTGGAAAGATCAAAGAACTGGCAAGGCTTGTGGTCGTCAAAAGGGTGAAAAAAGAGGCACACCTTACTGTAGACCAACAAAACGTATTTCTAAGAAAACACCAAAAACAGCATCAGAGATGACAGCAACTGAAAAACGTAGTAGGATAGCACAGAAGAAAAGAATAGGACAACCAGCAGGTGCACCTAGAAGAGTTAAAGCATTGAGAAGAAAGAAGAAATAAATGGCAACTTCAAGCTCAAGAGATTTTGATTTAGACGTAGGAGAACTTATCGAAGAGGCATACGAAAGATGTGGCTTGGAGATGAGAACTGGTTATGATGCTAAAACTGCAAGACGTTCTTTGAATCTTATGTTTGCAGATTGGGCAAACAGAGGATTGAATCTATGGACAGTAAAACAAGCAACCGTTTCCGTTAGTTCTGGAACAGCATCTTACACTCTTGTAGACAACACAGTTGTAGATTTATTAGAGGTTGTGTTACGAAACAGCAGTGGCACAGACTTCACTCTCACACAAATGAGCCGTAGTGAGTACCTTAGAATACCCAATAAAGGAAATACTGGACAACCTAGTCAATATTTCTTTGACAGGCAAGTTACTCCAACGATTACGTTGTGGTCTACTCCAGATGCTTCTTACACTCTGGTGTTTTACTATGTAAGACGAATAGAAGATGCAGATGCTTTGGTTAATACAACTGACGCACCTTTTAGATTCTTACCTTGTATGGCAGCTGGACTTGCTTACTACATAGCCATAAAACGAGCACCCGATAGAATACAAATACTCAAAGCTATCTATGAAGAAGAGTTTCAAAGAGCCGCGGCAGAAGATGCGAGTAGCACACCACTGAAGTTGACACCTAATATTTCATACTTGAGGTACTAATGGCTAGGTACGCAAGTGGTAAAAAGGCATACGGATATTCAGATCGGTCTGGCTTTCGCTATCGTTTGCGTGAAATGCGAAAAGAGTGGAATGGACTAAAAGTAGGTCCAGATGAGTATGAAGCTAAACACCCACAGTTAGAGCCTAATTATCCAGGCCCAGACCCAACTGCATTGTATGAGCCAAGACCAGACAAAAGAACAGAGGTTTCTGTAGAAAACTTGTTAGGACTGAATCCGTTTTTGTCCACAGCCAGTAGTGCTTCTATTACAGTTATAGAACCATCACATGGTAGATCAACAAGTGATACTGTTAGATTCAGAGATGCAATCGGTTTTGATGGGTTTACAGCAACTGTTTTGAATAATTCATCTGGTTATGCTATAACCAAAGTAGATGATAATACATATACGTTTAC